ATAATGAAGAGATTAAGATGCAATTAGCTACAAAAACTTTGCATAAAATAGATAGCATGATTAAAGAAGACCAAGGCAGTCAGTTCCGCTATTGGTTAGGGCAAGTTATACCTCATATTGAGGACGCATATCGGCAAGGTAACGAAGGACATCGTAGCCACATGGGTGCGTCCTTAATCGGTAAAGAGTGCGCAAGAGCTATCTGGTATGATTTTAGATGGGCTACAAAATCTAACTTTGAAGGGCGCATGGTGCGTCTATTTAACCGTGGACATCTTGAGGAAGCCCGCTTTATTGCAATGCTTCTAATGATAGGCTGCCAAGTGTGGCAACAGGATGAAAACGGCCACCAATTTAGGATTTCGGATTCAGAAGGGCATTTTGGTGGGTCTGGGGATGGCGTTGCTATGGGTATTCCAGACCTTGCTCCAAACGTGCCGTGTCTACTTGAATTTAAAACACATTCTGAAAAATCTTTCAAAGACCTGGAAGCTAAAGGCGTTAAAGAGGCAAAATGGGAACATTATGTCCAGATGAACGTCTATATGCGTAAAATGGGTCTACCTGTCGCCTTGTATATGGCCGTAAATAAAAATACGGATGCTTTGCATGGCGAGATTGTACCGCTGGATACAGAAGTTGCCGACCAATATTTAGACCGCGCCAATAAGATTGTGTGGTTACAAGAAGCCCCGAAAAAGATTTCACAATCCCCAGGATTTTTCAAATGTAGATTTTGTAACCACAGGCCAGTCTGCCATTTGAAACACGCGCCGGATGTAAACTGTCGTACTTGTGCTTATGCAGAACCTTCTACAAACGCACAATGGATTTGCCGTAAATTTGAACAGGTAATTCCAAAAGAAACACAACTTACAGGGTGTCGAGAATACACTAAAAAGGATATGTAATGCAATTACGAGATTATCAGCAGGAATCTGTTGATGCAATTTGGAACTATTTTCGTTCCGGTAAAACTGGCAACCCATTAGTCGCCCTTCCGACCGGAACTGGAAAGTCGTTAGTTATCGCTGGATTTCTTCAAAGTGTGTTTAAAGCGTTTCCAAATCAGCGAATAATGATGCTGACACACGTTAAGGAACTGATTGAACAAAACTATTCCAAATTACTGGCGATATGGCCGTTTGCCCCCGCTGGCGTATATTCGGCAGGGCTTGGTCGTAAGGATGTACACGCCGCTATCACATTTGCAGGCATCGCGTCTGTAGCCAAAAAGCCTGAACTATTTGGGCATATAGATTTAATTATTATTGACGAAGCTCATTTAGTTAGTCCAAACGATGAAACAATGTACCAGAAGTTTATAGGGGCATTGATAAGTGTTAATCCTTATCTTAAAGTTATAGGTTTAACTGCTACACCATATCGCTTAGGACATGGTAAACTAACCGACCCAAAAACATTAAAAGATGGTTCTGAAAAGCCGCCGTTATTTACAGACATCTGTATTGACTTAACTTCCATAAATGCGTTTAACCGTTTTATTGCAGAAGGATACCTTGCGCCGCTTGTACCGCGTTCTACTAACTTTAAATTGGATATTGACGGTGTTCATATGCGCGGTGGAGAGTTTATCGAGAAGGAACTTCAAACCGCTGTAGATAAAATGGAACTAACTGCGACAGCGGTTAAGGAAGCTATTGAGGAAGGACACAATCGGCGTAGTTGGCTGGTATTTTGTGCAGGGATAGACCACGCAAATAATACTGCCGATATTCTAAATGATATGGGCATTCCAGCGATTGCCGTGCATAGTAAAATGACAAACGCGGAACGCGATGAAGCAATCGCTGGTTTTAAATCCGGCAAATATCGTGCTATAACTAATAACGGCGTTTTAACCACAGGCTTCGACCATCCGCCAATAGATTTAATTTTAGTTCTCCGCCCAACAGCTTCTCCCGTATTATGGGTGCAAATGCTAGGGCGTGGAACAAGACCGTGTGAAGGTAAAGAGAACTGTTTAGTGTTAGACTTTGCCGATAATACACGGCGGCTTGGGGCGATAAACGACCCTGTTGTGCCACGGCGCAAAGGCGCAAAGGTGGGCGAAGCCCCTATTAAAGAGTGCCCTCAATGTCATACTTTCCAACACGCATCAGTCCGCTTTTGCAAGGGTATTGACAAAAATGGAAACCAATGCAATTTTGAATTTAAGTTCGAGACCAAACTAAAGCAAGGCGCATCCACTAAAGAGCTTATAAAAGGGGATTTGCCGCTTGTAGAAGTTTATAAAATAGACCATATTACTTTCAGCGAACATCGCAAAGAGGGTAGGCCGCCAATGATGCGGGTTACTTATTATTGCGGTTTACGTTCATTCGACGAATATGTGTGCATCGAGCATACAAATTATGCAGGCAAAAAGGCGCGAGATTGGTGGAGAGCTAGAACAGATTCGCCAATACCTGGAAGCACTAGAGAGGCTTTAAACAAGACGGATATTTTAACCACACCGACACATTTACGGGTTTGGATTAACAAGAAGTATCCTGAAATTTTGGCAACCTGTTTTGACGGCACAGCATTTGGAACACAGCAGGACACAGGGATGCGTCCTCATAGCAGTAATACTGCACAAACTATTTCGCCAGACGATATTGATGACGGAGACATTCCGTTTTAACCACAAGGAATAGAATATGTACTTATCCATAAACATGGAAAAGATGGAGTTTTGCTATAAACATCCTGAAATTAGTGTTCTGTTTAATTTAGCGCATATAGAGCAACCAACGGATTTTGTGCGCATTTCGGATGAAGATAGCATACTCAAAAACCTAACAGAACTGGAACGTAAAATGCTTGTTAGAAAATATGTTCCAGAACAAATACACGGCGACCATGCAGCCGCCCTATGTGGTTATGTAGAGCAGATGCCTATTGTGGATGTGGACGAAGATGAATTAGAAATACAAGCAAAAGCTATAAGTCAAAGAGACCATCGCGCTTATAAGTATGTTAAAGGTTCTATTCGTAAACGCCAAGAGCAACAAGTTTTGTTCCAAAGTACCGCGCCTTGGATGCAAACGCCGCAAGCTCAGATAACACAGCCAGAAGTAAAACTTGAGGATGCGCCAGTTTATAAACAGATGACGTCCAAAGCGCGTAGTTCCAACGTGCGTGATACTATCTGGGAAAAAGCGGACGAGATGTGGGAAGCTGCTGGTAAACCTATGGATGTTTCTGTAGTTTTGAAACTGCGCAAAGAGATTATGAATGTATTGGAAGAGGAAGGTATAAAGCGTAATAGTGCATCCAATGAACTTGGCAAATGGCAAAAAGCGCGTTTACAATAATTTACACTTGCATTCTAACAAATCGGCAGAGAATTGTTATATACTACAAACTCAATAAAGCAATTCTCCCCGTAAACAACCTTTAAAAAGGAAACGAAAATGACTGATAAAACCCCCGAACAAGTTGCCGCCGAAGCCGAAGCCAAGGCTCAAGCCAAACAGCAGGCCGCCGCTAAAAAGCAAGCGGAAAAAGAAGCTAAAGCGAAAGAACGCGAAGCTGAAAAAGCTCGCAAGGCTGAAGAAAAAGCCAAGGCCGCAGAAGCCAAGGCTAAAGCTAAAGCCGAGAAAGAAGCTGAAAAAGCTCGTCTGAAAGCTGAAAAAGAGGCGGCAAAAGAAGCGAACCGTATGCCGATGCAAAACGATGTTCGCCGTCCCAAACCTCAAACTCTGTGCGGCCAAGCGTGGGCGATTTTCGACCAAGTATCTCAGCAAAAAGGCAGCCCCGCTTCCATCGGCGAATGTATGCCTATCGCTCATGCTCAAGAGTTGAACGAAGCCAACGTTCGCACAGAATATGCCCGCTGGCGTAAATTCCACGGCATTTCTGGCCGCATTGAAAACCCTGCCAAAACGGAAGAAAAAGCCCGTAAGGAACAGGAAAAAGCGGAAGCTAAAGCTAAACGCGAAGCCGAACGTGCAGCCAAGAAAGCTGCTGCTGAAAAAGCCAAGGCTGAAAAAGCCGCCGCTGAAAAGGCTAAAGCCGAAGCTAAATAATTTAATCTAGAAGTTAAAGGCGTGTGAAACCCTATGAAACCCACGCGCCTTTATCGTGCCTACAGGAAACAAATCGTGATAAATATTCAGCCAATTGAGAAGCAAGTAACATTGGATAACCAAATGTTAGACGTACATTCAATGTTCTATACAATCCAAGGCGAAGGTCCGTTTACTGGCTGCCCGTGTGTGTTTGTGCGGCTTGCTGGATGTAACCTGCAATGCCCTGGATGCGATACTGAATATATCCAAGGTCGCCGCGAAATGAGTCCGCAGGATATTCTTAACCACATTAACGAACTGTGGGAGCAAGCGGGCATAGATTATAGTGTAAATAAATTTGTGGTTATTACTGGCGGCGAACCTTTCCGCCAAAGAAATATTCGCTATTTGCTTGAGGAACTTGTCAAAAACGATATTTGCGTCCAAATTGAAAGTAATGGCACTTTGCCGCCCGTTGAGTTTACAGACAAACTTGGCAATACTGGATACAGATACAACAAAATTGCAATGGGCGTCTACGCTGGCGCGGTCCACATTGTATGCAGCCCTAAAACTGGCAAAGTAAATCCGCTTATGTGGGAACACTGCTGCTGCGTGAAATATGTTCTGAAAGAAGGCGATATTGCCGAGGATGGCCTGCCCATTCACGCGCTAGACCATCGGGTAGCAAAAACTGTTGCCCGTCCACCGTTTGCATTTAGCCGTCCTATTTACTTGCAACCTATGGACGAGCAAAACGAAGAACGAAACGCATTAAACGTTAAAGCTGTTCTGCAATCAGCTTTAAAGCATGGCTATATTTTACAGTTGCAGATTCACAAATATTTAGGAGTAGAATAATGTCTAAAGCATTAGTAATTTTTTCAGGTGGCCAGGACTCAACAACCTGTCTATATTGGGCTAAAAAGCATTTTGACGAAGTGCATCTTATTACTTTTGACTACGGCCAGCGGCATATCGCCGAAATTGAAGCCGCTATTAAAATTTCAGAACTTGCACAGCCTGCATCTATGGAAATTGTGCATATGCCGCAAATCCTTGTTTCTACAAGCCCGCTAACTTCAGACACGGAACTTGATAAGTACAAAAACAATGCAGAAATGGAAGCAAAAGTTGGCGACAAGATTGAAAAGACTTTTGTGCCAATGCGAAATATGTTATTCTTCACTATCGCGATGAACCGTGCCGTTGCCCTTGGGTGTAACAATCTTATTACTGGCATTTGCGGAGAAGACAATGCTAATTATCCGGATTGCACAGCATCTTTCCGTGCATTGTTTGAACGTACAGCGAACGAATCTTTGGGCGAATTTGCCAGCTATCACATCCACGCTCCGCTTATGACTAACAGTAAAGCGGATACTGTTAGGATGGCTTGGGGTATGCCGGAATGCTGGAAGGCACTAGCTTATTCCCATACGTCCTAC